CAAGAGAATTTAGGCGGTTCGGTGAATTTAAAGATAAACCAGCCGAAACGTCGGTATCCGAAAGACTCAAGAATCTACAAGCAGGATTTGAAGGATTAAATAAATCGGAACCGGCAAGACCGATTCAGCCAAGTCCAAAAATTGTTCCGGAACAGCCGAAGCCAAAACGCGAACCGGTTTCGCCGAATATTTCTCAACCACAAGCTAAAACAGTGGAAAGTAAAAGCGTGTATCTTAATAACCTGATTAAGAGACTTGAAGAACACGCTCAAATCGATCCTGATTATCCGAGAATGAACCTTGCGGAAGATGCGGCAAAGGCGATTAAGTTTGTTGCCGATGATCCCGTGAAAGCCAGAGAAACAGCAGTAGGCTACAGAAAGCCTCCAAAGGGCATAACAGACACCGCCATAAGGCTTGCTTATTTGGAGAAAGCCATTATTGACGCTAAGGAATCCGGTGATTACACCGAAGCCGCAAAGACAGCCAATGCCGTTAAGTTAAGTGGGATTAGAAAAGGCCAGGAAGTCGCGGCTTACCGTGGGGTTGTGAACGAGAACTCAATTCAGCATTATGTAAACAAAGTCATTGAAGCAAGAACTGAATTGCTGACTAAAAAATCAAAGTTTACACCAAAGGACAAGAAAAAAGCCTTGACCGAGAATATAAGCAATCAAACGGAAACCGCAAAGAAAGTAATGGATTCAAATAGATTAAGAATTGACGAAGCCCAACAGTTGCTTGACTTACTGAGTTGTTAGGGGAGATTATGGCCTGTATAAGACGCGACATTATCGAGAAATTAAAAGCTGGTGTTAGAAGCGGTGAAATATCTTTATCTAAACTTTACGAAATGACTTCATCGGAAGAACGCAGAGCCGTATTTGAGAAATTCGTTCCAACCGAAGAAGCAAAAGCTATCAATGCTTCTTTTGAACAGGCAATGGCCTCAAAGCAAAAGAAAGCCTTGACGAATTGGGTAGCTAAAACATTCACCACGAAAGAACGCAGCGCGGGAAGATACAAAACAGTTGTAGATCACATCCAAGAGATTAACAAGATAGGCCCGCTTAATCCAGAAAATGCAAACGACTTTTTATCTGACATGGTTTCAAAGAAGTTGGGAGCCAGCGTAACACCGGAAGAATTCAAGATTATTACGCAAAAAGCCGATAAGCTGGAAGAATTATATAACAATAAAACGGAATTCGGAGTTCCCGAAACGGAATATTGGGTGGCAAAGAATAACATAGAGAAATACATCCAATCTTTAACGCCTACACACAACCTAAAAGTGGCAACGTCTATTTCTGGACGCGGGGCGATGTTGGCATCCATTAAATCTCCATTGACAAACATCATCAGTAACACGGTAAATGGAGGCATTCAAGGCCTTCAAAGAAGAGTATCAAGCGGTACGTATAAAGGATTGAACGGTGACTTTGCGGTAGCCTATGCTAAAAAAGTCAATGAGATTTATCAAAAGTCTGGATATGACATAAGCCGGATGGAACACGAGAATTACGGACAAAGACGGTTGGGTGAAACTTCTCCGCATTCTCAAGGGCCTGGATTGACTCGAAAAATAGGAAGGTTTTACGAGGACGTAGTTTTCAAGCAACTCATGGGCGCTCCGGACGTGGTTTCGTCTTCAATCGCTTTTGCTGATGCGGCCAATTTAGCTTCTACGAAAATAGCCCAACAGGAAGGCTTGACGGGGAAAGAAGCCAAAGACAGGGCGCTTGAAATATTTAAGGATTCCACGTCCATTACGCCTCAAACCGCAGAAGGCGAGCTTACCCGAAGCCAAGCACTTGCGGACGCTCAGTATTCAACCTATACTAATAAGAGCGGGTATAGTGATTTAGCTATGTCCATAAGGACCGCAATAAATAAAGCCACTGGTGACGTAAGACTTGGCGATCAGTTAATGCCATTCGTCAAGACTCCCGCGAATGTTGTTCAAGCCGGTGTAGATGCTGCTGGGCTGGGAGCGATTAAAGGATTTTTCCAACTCAAGGATTCTATCCGAGATTTAAAGGCCGGAAACCCTGCTCCAATGAGAGAGACGGTAAATAATTTCGTGAAGAGTGGGCTTGGATTGACTTTGGCTACTATTCTTGCCTACGCCACAGACCCAGATGATTTTGTTGGTGATTACGATTCTTTGTCGTCAAAAGAGAAGTCTTTGACTGCACTTAAAAACGCTCCATACAATTCCGTTAAGATGGGCGGTAAGTGGGTTTCGCTTGACTACCTCGGACCTTTGGCCGCTCCTTATATTGGAATTCTATACGCGAGAAAATACGGAGACAATTTACCCGAAAAGATATTTCAATACGGCAAGGGCGCAGGAGCGCAATCATTGAGAATGCCAGGGCTTAGAGAATTCGCCGATTTGATAACAGACGTAAAAGACGCTGTTAAGCGTGGAGATTTAGGTAGGATCGAAGAAGGGTTAAGCGATGAAGCTGTGGCTTATATCCGTTCAAGGGTCGTCCCAGCCATAGTAAACGATTTTGCCAAGGGGATTGATCCTTACGAAAGAGCAACGGGCGGGAAGTCTCTATCAAAGGCGATTGCTTCAATCCCAGTAGCAAGAGAAACTTTGCCAGTAAAAACGAGTCAGATTACGGGCGAACCACTAAAGTCCGAGAATTTCGTATCAACCATGTTGTTCGGGAGTAGATTAAAAACTCCGATAGAGAATGATGTGTTGAATGAAATCAATAGACTGTATGGAGAAAACGCGGCTCCGGCAATATCTGATATTCGATATGGAAAAAGAATGCAGGAACTTTCCAAGCAAATCGGAGAAGCGAAATTCAACGAAGCCATTTCCTATTATGGTAAGCTTTACGGCAACAAATCAATGAGGACAATATCAACACCTAAATATAAATCTTCCGTAGATGAAGAAAAGATGAAAATGCTGAATAAAAACAGAGATGAAGCACTTGACGAAGCGTTGAGAAAATTCGGATACAAGAAACAAAAGAACCTTTTAAAGAAGAGGGACTAAATGCCAGCCGTCAGTCAATCACAGCGCGGACTTTTCGGAGCCGCATATTCAGCCAAGAAAGCTGGAAAACCCAAACCTAAATACATTCCTCAGAGCATTTGGAATTTAGACTTGACTAAGATGGAAGAATATTTATCTATGAAAAAAGAAACTCCGAAAATGGGGAAGTGGTCAAATTACATGAAAAGGCACTATATGAAATAGCACTTGCTATTTGAAATAGAAATCATTATAATAAGGTAACACGACCAATCATCCCCTATTGAAAGATAGGGGCAGAAGCCGCAGTCCAAAAGATTGCGGCTTTTTTATTTAGGAGACAATATGAACCGATTGAAAATTTTGATGCTTGCCTTGATAACTTTTATAGCCCTTAATGCCCAAGGTCAAATGTATCGAAATTATCCCAAAGTTACGACGATGGCCGGGGATTCAAACCTTGTCTTGTTGTCTCGGTATGACGCATCTACGCAGACGTGGGCTTCCAAGAGAATCCATTGGGAAGACTTGATGGAAGTCATTAAAGATACCATGAACACCTTGAGACTCTTTGCGTTTGATGATAGCCTTTCTACTCATTGGAGCGAACTGACCAGTAGAATTGATCTTAAATTGAACGCAGGTGATTTTGACGACAGCCTTCTTGTGGCGCATTCAATCAATATTGCCAAGCTTTCCAATTTAACAACCAATGGATTTGTCAAGACTTCTGGGAGCGATGGGACGTTATCGGTTGATTTGAATACATACATTACAGGGAATGAAGAAATAACTTTGAGTGGCGATGTATCCGGGTCTGGTACGACGACAATCACAGCCACGGTAGCGGATGATTCACACAATCATATCATCGGAAACGTAGACGATCTTCAGACGGCATTGGACGAGAAATTAAACGCCTCGCTATTCGCGGACAGCATTGAAGCGGCGCATGAAGTCAATGCGACCAAGCTGAAAAATCTAACGGACAATGGATTTGTAAAAACAAGATATTCTGACGGGTCTTTATACATCGACGAAGTTGAATACCCTGCGGTTGAGACGGGGGATATATCATCCGTGACTGCTGGTGACGGTTTGGGAGGCGGGGCAGAAACAGGCGATGCGGATGTTTATTTGAAAGTCAATGCAAATGGCGGACTGGAAATATCCAGCGATTCGGCAAGAATCAAGCTGAACGGGAATTCTCTGATCCTTTCCTCTTCTGGCGTGAAGGTAAACAGCGTCGCTGGAGTTGTTGGGGCAAAAGAAGACAGTGTGACGATGACCGACCTGAATGCTTTTATGCTGGACTTTCATGATATAGGAGGAATAGACGACGATGTTCCGGATACGTTTACGGACATAAATACAGGGACAGGATTGCAGGATTCCTTGAATGTTATGGTCCATCGAAAAGACACCACATCAACTGTTGCGACTAATGGGCACTATTACCCGTATAGAAGAGGAGTGCTGGACTCAACGCTTCTTTCTACAGCATTGCAAGCAGAGGTGGACGGGTCCATTACCAATGAAATTGAAGTGGTGAACGAAACATACAATTCAACCAATTTCAACGACGATACAGCCGATACAACAGAAGCGGTTTCACAGAACAATTTCTATGACTTCAATCATACTTTTGATACGGATGATGATGGACTTCCGAATAAGGTTGATTTATCGTCTGCTGGATTTGTTAAGACTGGGGCCGATGGTGTTTTGACAGTAGATGGGTCAACTTATTTAACCTCGGAGGTTGACGGCTCCACAACTAACGAGATTGAGGTTGATGATGAAACAGTTTTCAACTCAGTTAATTTTGACGGAAAAACAGCCGAAGCTACAAGCAAGGACGATTTCTATGACCATAGTCACATAGCCGACATAGACGATGATGGCCTTGCGGCGAAGATTGACACGCTTGCATCAGCCGGATTTGTTAAGACAGATGCAACGGGAAATCTGTCTTCCGATAACTCGACCTATATCACAGGGAATCAACCAATTACTTTGAGTGGGGACGTTGATGGAACGGGAACAACGTCTATAACAACAACCGTGGATGATTATTCTCATCGACATCTAAGAAGCGATGTTGATACACTGCTTTCGTCTCTTGACTCCTGTTTTAAGTCTGTAAATTTTAATACAACCCTGAATACAGAAAGAACCATATCAACGGAATGGACATTTACCGATAGCATAAAGCTAAGTGGTGGGATTAGATTCTCAACTGGAGCAACCGCTGGATATTTCTGGAAGGCAAATGATGATTATGGGAATGGTGTTTGGGCGGCAGTAGTGGCAAGCCAGGTTTACAAGGGAACCTGGGATGCACACACTAACACTCCAACTCTTGAAGACGGAACGGGAACCGCTGGGTGGTTCTATCGATGCGTTGCTGGCGATACTTTTGATGTTGGAGACAGGAATGTTATATTTGATGTTGGCGATGACATATCCTATAATGGAACACTGTGGGAACGTATTCCAGCTTACTCGGCCACGCCTGCTGCTTTGACTGATGCGGATGATACCAATATAACATTATCTCTTGGTGGAACTCCTGCTACCGCACTATTGCAGGCTGTTACTATAACTGCTGGATGGACTGGGACTTTAGCTGATGAAAGAATTGCAAGTGCCGCGACGTGGAACGCCAAGATGCCTGGGACTCTTGAAAAGGACATTACGACATCTGGAACAGGGTTATCTGGGGGAGCTGATAATGTTCTCCCTGGTGTTGACGCGGATGTCCAAATCACTCTTACAACAAGTGGAGATATTCTTGGTGGAAATGGGCTGACAGGAGAGTTTAACGATGTGCTGCCCGGCAACGAAGCCGATGTTAGTCTATCTGTAAACGTTCATCCGGATGGAGGAGTTGAACTTTTCGACGACTCACTGAAAGTTAAGTTGAATGGATTAACTCTATCAGTTGGGACGGATGGGTTGTCTATTACAAGCGAGGGACATAGTCATTCGGCTGGAACATTGCCCTCCAGCACATCATATTTTGGATTGCTTGCTCAAAACACTGAGGTGTCAGATACTCTCACGCTTGGAAAAATGAGCGTTGTAAACGATACGGCGTTGTCTGCAAATGTGACGCTTGACACAGAGTGGGACACGGCTACAGAAATAAACTCTCGCATATCGGGAGGACCGTTTCTCTTGACGGAAGTTGACGGTTCTGTAACGAACGAGATTGAAGTGGATGATGAGACAGTCTACAATGCAACGAACTTCAATGGCAAAACAACTGAAGGAACAAGCAAAGACGATTTTTATGACTACCAGCATGTTGCCGACACTGACGACGATGCTCTTCCCAATAAAGTAGATTTAGGGTCAGCCGGATTTGTTAAGACAGATGCAAGTGGAGTGTTGTCTGTTGATGGTTCTACATATCTAACTACAGAAGTAGATGGGTCGATAACAAATGAGATTGAAGTAGTAGATGAAACCTATAACGCCTCAAATTTCAATGCAGGAACAACTTCCGCCGTCTCGCAGGACGACTTCTATGACTACCAGCACATTTCGGACATAGATGATGATGGAGCCATATCAAAAATTGACACACTCACATCCGCTGGTTTTGTAAAAACAGATGCGTATGGGGTGTTGTCCTCTGACAATTCAGCGTACCTAACGTCTGAGACCGGAGATATATCAAGTGTCACTGCTGGACCAGGACTTTCGGGAGGTGGGACTACTGGAGCAGTTGCGGAAACCTTGAATGTCTCAGCAAATGGCGGCCTTGAAATTTCAAGTGACTCAGTTAAGATAAAGCTGAATGGCTCGACGTTGGCCTTGACTTCGGCTGGAATTGCAGTCAACAATGTTTCTGGAATCACTGGTGCTAACGAGGACAACGTAACACTTACAGATGTTCAAACAGCCACGTCCAGTGATTTCCACTCCATCGGTGGAACTGACGACCAGACTCCAAGTGTGGATGCTTCGAGTGGGTTGGAGAACTACGGAACGTATCCGCAGGACTCTGTACGGATAAAGTTGGATGGGACTACGCTGTCCAAGTCCAGTAGTGGGCTGAAGGTTAATGCTGTTACTGATACGGAAGTATCCAACACACTGACTATTGGATCGAGTAGCACGGTTGATGATGCAGCAATTCCTTCTGGGGTTACAAGAGATAGCGAATGGAATACTCAAGCGGAAGTCGAGTCGGTTTGGAACACTAAACTCGTCAATGATGGGGACACCACTTCTACAACTTCAGCCGATGGCCATTATTATCCGTATCGAAGAGGCATAAACGATTCAACGAGAATAGACTCCATTCGTCAGGCTATCGTTCCTGGTGGAGATGTGTCTGGAACGATAGGAAGTTTGGTCGTTACAAATGATTCACATAACCACACATCCACAACTCTCCCGGCTACAACGTCATATCTTGGAACGTCTATTGATTCTACGGAAACAGGAACGGGGGTAATTGTCGGTTCCGGAGTTTCTGGATATTTGACGAGGTTTACTGGATTAGAAACAGTGGATTCCTGTGGTGTCTATTGGGATTCGTTGAATAAAAGGCTCGGCATCGGGACGGTGAGTCCAGGGGAGAAGTTGTCGGTTAATGGAAACATAGATTTAATGAATAATTCGTTATTGAATACTTATATTCTTCAAGGACGAAGCGATACGCATTTATATTTACGCCCACAGGGTGCTAATGCTATTCGGGTAAATTATAACGGTGGTACTGGAGGAGTGTTATTTTTTAATGGTGTTGAGACAGAAGTGGCTTCCATTAGTAGCACTGGTAATGTGCAAGCGGATGGAACGCTACATATTGATGGAACAGGGATAAGTTATATACAAGGCAACGTCGGCATCGGGACGACGAATCCGACATCTCCTTTGACGGTGTTATCTCAAGCTGATAATTATGGAACAGGGGCAGGTATAAAAATTTTGGCATCTGATTTTTCAACTTATGGCGGTTATCTTTATTTGAATAAAAATAGTGGAGATAATACTCATGCCGTAATTCAATCAGGAGATGCTTCCAAGCTCCTCTCTTTGGCTCTAAATCCAAACGGCGGCAACGTCGGCATCGGGATTGCCACACCTCTCGCTCAATTACACACCACTGGAACGGTACGCTTTGCGGCTGCTGCCGATACATGCGGCCTTTGGTACGGCGACGCGGATGGTGACTTGACAAGGATTGCAAGACCCGCAACGGCTGGATGGCTCTACAATCCAGGAAGCTATTCCGACTCCTATGTGTTTTCCACACCCACGGCGGCGAATGTGGGGGCGGTGGCTATTGGTGATTCAAGTCATGCGGGAGCGGCACATTATCGCTCGTATTATCAAGCCCTGCAAGATTCAATTCGTCTGGATTCTGTCTTGGTTAGAACAAGTATGAGAGATAGTCTGCAAGGGGCAAAGATAGCGGCAAGAACAATACCCGCGTTGGCGCTTCCATCAACTGCTACAATTCCAGACTTATGGACTTTTAGCAATGGACTAATTGCATCACATGCAACTGGATCTTGTCTAAGATTGTATTCAAATACAAGTTCGGAAGGTGCGGGCTCGGTTCAGTATTTTACACTAAAAACAAATGCTGGCAATGACACTAATTACGCTACTATGGCGGGATATATTCTTGATAATGAGGCTGGACAAGTAAGTGGAACACTCCAATTCGATAGAATGCGAAATGGACTAAATGAAACTGGAATGAAGTTGGATTCTTCATTGCAGATAACTTCGGGTATTAGGTTAAAAGTTGGAGCTATACCATATACTATGATTGGAGAGGATAGTATTCTTGCATCTTCTATTGCAAAATCAGCAGCTCCGAGTTGGATGAATAACGATACTATTCTGGCGTTAGTTGCAACCGATACACTTCGACTTGATTCCTTGTTGACGAGAACCGTTGGGGGGGATAGTATTATAGCCTCAAAGATTCAGAAATCAACAGCTCCAAGTTGGATGGTTGGCGGTGATTCCTATTCCTTAATTGCGGGCGTTCGAGACTCTGTTCAAATTGATACCTTGATGACATTTATTCATGAAACAAAGAGGGATAGTCTGAATGGGGCAAAGATAGCGGCGAGAACCATCAAGACTATCTCGATAGATTCAACATTGTGGCCAAATTACAAAGGCTTAAGAGATTCGACTTATTCCAAAACAAGGCGAGATTCTTTGTTTGCAATTACATTAAGAGATTCAATAAGATTGGATTCACTTGATCTATTCAAGATGCCAACAAAAAGGGATTCCTTGAATGGATTAAAATTTGCGTGGAGAACCATACCAACGACTCGGATAGACTCTACTTTGTGGCCTTATTATAGAGGAATAGGCGATAGCACCAGATTAGACTCAGTTTTAGTTAGGACGTCCTTATGTGATAGCCTACAAGGTGCAAAGATAGCAACCAGAACGATTAAGACAATATCTATCGACTCTACGCTTTGGCCTTACTATAAAGGATTGAGGGATTCGTTATATTCTAAGACACGACGAGACTCTTTATTTAATTTTGTGGTTAGGGATTCAGTAAGATTAGATTCTCTTGATCTATTCAAGATGCCAACAAAAAGGGATAGTCTGAATGGTACAAAGATAGCGGCACGAACCATAGCCAGTGTAGCGCTGGATTCTTTATTTTATCCCAACTATGAAGGTATTCGAGATTCAACAGCCTTTGCAGATTCCTGTGGTGTTCTTCGAGGTTTGGCAACTTGGACAGTAACCGCTACTCCAGGAACGAATCAGACAGGCAGTGGATATAACGTAGAAATGCTTGTCCACGAAACTGTAGGTTTTGGTGATGCCTGCTATATGAATTCTGATGGAGAAATGGCCCTTGGTGATGCAGATGCAATTGCGACCGGAGAAATTATCTTCTTCGCTGGTGCTACTATTACAGCAGGAAACACAGGAACGTTCTATCAGTATGGAACATTTCTAAGAAATGACGCTTGGAACTGGACAAAAGGCGGGAATATTTATTTGTCTACGACTGGAACAACAGGAAACACGATGACTCAGACCAAGCCAACTGGGTCAAATGATGTGGTGATAGTATTGGGCAAAGCAACCGCAACAAATATTATATATACTATTAATCTAAATACTGCAACGGTGGAATAAGATGAAAAAGATAACGGTCTTTCTATTTTTTGTTTGCACTGTTTTGGTATTTGCAAAACGATACCCGATAACAAAATATGGGGCTGAGGAATGGTTAACTACTGCCATCGTAGGTAATGATCCATTTCTTTGCATGCCGTGGGGACAGAATCTCGTCGTTGGTTATGATTGGTCTTCTGGAACAAAAGTAAAATCCTTTAACATACAATCCGATGGAGGACTTCTTCCTGTATCAGTAAATGGGACATGGACATACAATACAGCAGCTTATTGTTATTCGAATCTTTGTAGATATGTTCCTGGTGGTGACTCAACGATGTTGTTTTTAAATGATAGTTTTCTCGATGAGACCGGATATATGAAAGTAAGTTCCATAAGCGCAAGCGGAAGATTTTCAAAAATTGTATTTGATAGTGTTTCGCTCACTTCTAATTGTGATCAGGCCCAAGCATTATATATGAATAATGATATTGTTCTTGTTATCGCTCTTGGAAATTCTGCTACCGGAGGAAATCTATATGCCAAATCATTTGCGATTGACTCTACATTAAAAACTATTCTGACAAAACCGTATGCAGATTCAGAAGCAGTGTCGGGAATAACACAAGCGCATGGACCATTAACAGCAATCAAACTATCAAATACACTTTGCGCAGTTTCTTTTTTAGAGGAAAATATTGGAGGCGATACAGATTTAGGAACTTCTCTTGCAATCATACAAGTAGATACCGGAGGAGTGATTAGTTGCGGTTGGAACATGCATCTATATGATGGAGTCTCCGAATGGCCGGCCATAGCCTATAATTCAGAAGAACAGAAAATTTCCGTTATGTATCATAATATCACAAGAGATTATTACAATCTTATAACAATTGAAAAAGATTCATCAGCCACGGTAACTATTCCTGATTATATTGAGTTTCCGTACGATACTTATTTTGCGCCAAACTATGTAACACAAGAATATATTGATACTGGAGTTGCTCAGAGCACAAGTATATGGTATAAAGGATCGTTATTTCCATTGTCAAATACAAATTCATCGTGGATGTCGGTATGGCCTATTGCATACTCACCCACAGGCCGATATGGGTTGTATGTAAATACTTTTAGACTTCATAAAAATAGGACAAGGTATCAAACAACAGAAATTACAATTCCAAGTGATACCCTTAGTTTGAGTGCTGGTTACAGATTTTACGAGGCAAGCAATGTGCTTTGTCATCCAACGATGGATTCAATTTATTATGTAGCTTTTGCTGATTCGTCGAGTGGAACAAATGCTCAGTTGTATATCTGGACCATGAAAATAATCTCAGGAAGTTGGTCAAATGATTACCTCGATACTGCTTCACCGGCAACAATCAACGGAGTACCAAGAACATCAATCGGTGACGTAAACGGCGTAGATTAGGAGGAATTATGAAAACTTTATATTTTATTTTGTTTCCTGTTTTATTAATGGGACAAGCGTTTTTTGAAGATGGACACATCGGAGTTGGAGACCCTATCGGAAGCTTGCCCGACACTCTTCATATTGGTGGTATTGTATCTTGCGGAACAACAACAGAAGAAACGGAATTACTGCTTACGCCAAGCGAGCAGGCCAAACTTGACGCAAAGGAAACCATTGATGCGGAACTGGCCGAAATAAATGCAAATAAAAATGCCGCATACTTTGATGTTCATTCAATGGCCGATGCCGGACTGACGGCGGTGACGGATAGTGTAGTATGGATTGTGACTTCAGTGGTAAATAAAGGCGATAAGGATTGTGATCACGTTTGGGTTGACGGACCTACTTCGTCAGTTACGGGGTTTCATTGTCCACGATTTCATAACGGCTTTCACTGTCCGTTGGAGGACGTTCAAAAGGAACGGGTTTGTGAGGTTTGCAAAAGGGATGAAATAGTTTGCGAAATTTGGTATCAGCACGGCGAAAGCAAGGAAGTAACGCGATTCGAGTTTCTTAAAAATAAGGTTAAATAATGGACAGTAAGTGGCATGATCCGGAATATCGGAGTCCGCTGAACCGGTGGTATAGGTCGGTAAAATGGCCTGGTTGGGTGATTGCCTTAAACCGGTGGATGGATAGGTTGTTTGGGAAGGGATAGGACATGTTCGAAAATGTCGTCGAAAATATCAAACGTCACGAAGGATTTAGGACAGAGGTTTACGAAGATTCTCTCGGTTTCGATACAATCGGATATGGGTTTAAGATTTCCAGCTTAGACTTGACTCCACAAGAAGCAGAGATGATCCTTCGCCGCAAGCTGATCGAACTTGCCGACAACGTCCGCAGTCAATTCAGATGGTTTGGACAAATGCCAGAAGTCGTTCAGGACGTTATTTTGGAAATGTGTTATCAACTTGGTATTTCCGGATTCTCAGATTTTCGACAAACTATTGGACGAATAGCCTTGAAGGATTTCAAAGGAGCGGCGGAATGTATGCGAAATTCGTTGTGGTATAAACAAACTCCGAACCGTGCCGAAGAATTGGCAAAGAAAATGGAGGCGGTTGGTGAGTGAATTTAAAGAACCAGAAGTATCCGACATCGACGGATCGGAAAAACCAAAAGGATCTGTCGGAAGGCTGATCGATAAACTCGAAGTCATTGAAGCAAATATCCCAAAAATGAAAGTCCGTTGGTGGAACAAAGCATGGGCTTGGATGGACAGGAAAAAGACTATCGCGGGATTGGGTATGGTCTTACTGGGTGGAATAGGATCACTGATCCCCGGTATCCAAATCGCCGGACAAGCCGCGTTTTACACGGGTTGCGCCTTGGCTGGCATTGGATTGTTTCACAAGGCAGCAAAAGAGCAAACGGTGATTGGCGACAAAGGAACATTCGGAATTGTCGAAATCATCGAACTGGCAATCCTTATTTTGACAACGGTTGCCGCGTATTTCAAAACCCAAAAAAAGGAGTAACATCATGGCTCTTACCGCAATGGAAGCCGTAAAGGTCGTCGGCGGATCGATGAAGAAGATTGGCGAAACCGGCGAAGCATTCGAAAACGCGAACCCCGGCCAGACCTGGAAACCGACCCGAACTGAGGTGATCGAGTTGGTCATCGAAACCGCGTCCGCGCTTGGAGTTGAAATCCAGGATTAAATTCCTACCCCGCCTTACTCCAGGGCGGATTCCACGTAGTGCCCTCCCAATAGGGCAACGGCCAACCGAGACGTTCCATCCCGTCGGAGTTGGCCGTTCGTATTTAAAGAAACCGCTTTCATTTGTCTGATTAATTTTGTATATTTAAATGCAACATGGCCTGAGAACCAAGACATTTACGGACTTTTAAGCGCGTGCATCGAATGAGGCGGTTCTCAGGACTTTTGATGTGCGCGCTTTTTATTTGAACGGGGGCTATGGTAAGCGGGCAAATCAACGCGGCTTTACCAACGCGGATAATTAGAAGCTGGGGTGATCTCATACAACCAGTCACGCATAGACCAGCGCCCTTGGTAACGGCCCCCGTTCTTAATTTGAGGTGTGGAATGACCGCCATTGAATTTATCGAAGAAAAAGACAAAGAATTTTGTTTAGGTTGGTCTGAGTTTACTGACAATATTGCAACATTCATGGAAGAATATGCCGAAATTAAAGTAGATGAAGCGAAGACAAAAAACCACATAAGTTTTAGCGATTATCATAAACACAAAATGCGAATCGCTCCACCTGAAAACAATTGGGTGAAAACCAATGTGATTTCCCCTAATGCTGGATTGCCCGGAGAGCGGGGGTTGAAATGAAATGGACAAAAGAAATTGATGAGATATTCAAAATAGTTCCAGACATAAATAATCCTGGTTTTACGTTCTTAGTCCCAAAAGACAAATTGGCAGAGAATATGAGTTTCAGTTGGAACGATGAAGATGAGGCTTATTTGGCATGTGTGGCCGCACCGATAGCGAAGAGGGCCGGAATGAGCAAGCCTGAATTTGAAGCGGCGTTTAAATGTATTTTGAGAATTTTGAAATCAGAAAGCGAGTGGGCCAAATGAGAGAGATCAAATTCAAGGCGTGGAATTCAAAAGAAAAAGAATGGATTGCAGACGGGAACGTAATGGATTTGTATTATTCAGCAAGATGCAATTCGTTTATGTTTGATAATGATAACTACGATCTTCCTGATGATATTGTATTTTGTCAATTCACCGGCCTAAAAGACGTGCAAGGAAAAGACATTTACGAGGGCGATATACTGAAACGCGGAGAAACAACCGACCTCGTTGTGTTTCGCGATGGAGCCTTTTGTGTATGTTTTACGTCTAACCATTGGCACAAAGATTACACGAAAACCATGCATGAAACAATAGTTAATGGACCTAATAGGTGGAAAATAATTGGGAACGTATTTGAACATCCAGATTTACTAAAATAGTTACCATACGTGGACTATAAACAAAATGTCTTACTGGAACTATAGAGTCATAAAAAAGAAAAACCAAGATGGATCGTTTTCATTTGGAATCCATGAGGTTTACTACAACGATAAAAACGAAATTAAAATGTATTCGGAAAACCCAGAACAGATTGTCGGAGAAACACTTGAAGAACTACACGAAACATGCGAACTAATGGCCGCAAGTTTATATAAACCGGTTTTGATCGAAGGCAATATTAAACTGGCAAATACAAAATGAAAGCCAAGAAAAAATATAAACATCAAAAGCATACATGGAATATTAAAAACTGGTTGAAATATTACACCATTAAAAGAACATGCAGAAAATGGAAAAGAGTTAAATGGTTTTAAAGCTGTTCTTTCCTTAAAGAAGCCAGCGCCGAGAAATATAATACCATCCAATCGGCTGGATACCGTTAGTTGATAGAGTTGCTGATGCAACGCGCACAAACACACCTCAACCGCCGGGCGTGAGCGGCTGTCATGCGAAAACGGGGTGGCAAAAAGTTCGACTCTTTTTGTTTAGCCGTACCAGTGAACAAAATCGCATACTGGTAAATGGGACATGACAGTGCAAAGGCTTGGCTTGATTTCAAGTCACTTCGCTTTTCAGGTAAATGCGAAAATAACGGTGGTATATCTTCACTATCAATTGTAACTTATTTGTAGTTTAAATGTAAATTAAATGTATTTCATTGTAAAAATAATTTCGTTTTATAAAGAATTATCTTGACATTCTCAAATTTTCTTTGTAATTTGAAATGCAAAAGAAATTCAATTGAAAGGAAATAAAATGACAAAGGCCAGAAAAGATTTCGATTTCAGAACCAAATTAGAGCAACTTGAAAAACTTGGTATTGATGTGCCTCACGAGTTGGATATTTCAGATACAACGCTGTGGCGGTGGAAAGGTCACAATGGACCGCCAACCAAGGGAGGCAGGAAACGCTTTGAGAAACTATATAGCAAAAAAACGGGGAGGTTGTGATGCTCAAGATAACGCCGGGGGAATGGATTGTCGTGGATTACGGGACTCCGATAAAATATGTCGGAGGCGGGACACAGCCAGACTTGCTTATCCAATCGGTTATTGTCGGAGAAAGACGGTTTATATGTAACATTGATTCATCGGCAACATTAGAACAAAGGAAAGCTAACCAACTATTCATCGCCGAAGCCGGAACTGTCGCCAATCAAACCGGTCTCATGCCCAGCGAGTTGCTGGCGCAGAGGGATGAGTTAGTTGAAAAGTGTAAAAGGCTTTTAAATCTATTAGAAACCGGTGATTATTATAACGACGTTGAAATGGATGCAGTTAAAAAATTAATTGCCAAAGTAGAAAACAAATGACCTGCCCACACGAAAAAACCGAAGTGCTCGGCTGGCAAGACGATTTCATGGAGGGCGTCTCAATTGAATTGGTCAACTGCCTTGATTGCGGATCAACGCTTGATGGCGGTGGGCGAAAACCGATTCCGGAGGCGGGAATGCCAAGGAATCGGGCAAGGGAAAGAATGCTGGATAGATAGATAATCCCTTACAGGGGGAAGGCGGCCACGGCGCGAGCAACCCGTCCCAAGTGGCTCAAGGCGGGGACAACTAAGGAGAACCGAGATGATCCAATTTGACAATGCCGTAAGAAGATACGGCGATTTGATATTGACAGAATTGAAAGACGCAGGGGTTTTGTGTTGGCTTGCCGGGGGCGCATTGAGGGATTATTTTATGGGTATCCAGATTGCCACGGACTACGATATTTTCTTTCCAAATGAAACCGAATACGAAAAAGCAAAGACATTTTTCAAGGCTAAGAATGCTGAGACTATTTGGGAAAGCGATAATGGAGCCAAGGTAAGGTATAACAACAAGAAGTTTGACCTCGTGAAAAAGTTTTTCGATGATCCACAAGCAACAATTAACGAATTTGATTTTACCGTTTCGATGCTGGCCGTAGACAGCGCTAAAATTTATCATGGAGAAACCACGTTCCTTGACCTGGCGAAAAGACAATTGATGATTAATAAAATTACCTATCCGGCATCGACAATGAGCAGGGCGTTTCGATACTACAAAAAGGGTTTTTCAATGTGCGCCGGAGAAATGAAGAAAATGGTTGAAGCAATACAAGACATGCCCAAACCCGAAACAGTTGAAAACGAAAATCCAAATCTACCTCCGTCTGGGGACGGAACGGGTAAATTCTTTCTTGGAATTGACTAATCCCGTGGCGCAAGGCGGGAAAGAAAGGAAATGAACATGGGAAACCTAAAAACCGAATCACGACTTGACGCGCCGAATATCGAACTTATAAACTACGGGCGCGAACCGGATGATCTCATCCCCGATATGTCGGAAACTGAATTCGACGAAGTGGTTCCTGCGGTCAAAGAATGGGATGAAATCAATGCAAAGATTATTTCGGCAATAAAGACCGATTGGAACAGGATGGAACTTTATATTGATTTGGCGCCCCGCGATAAATTATTTTTGATTCACGGTTTCATCGCCGGGCAAAGACACCCGGAAATCAAGTCCTTTTAAGGAGGTCAAATCATGAACCCAGAAATCAAGAACAGATTCACGGGGGAAATTATTGTTCCGGCTGGTAAATATGAATCGTTAAAAGATGCGGTAGAACAAAACAAAGCAAGCCTCGACGGAGCAAACCTCTACTGCGCAAACCTCGAAGGCGCATTCCTCAACCGCGCAAGCCTCAACCGCGCAAACCTCTACTGCGCAAACCTCGATAATACCAAAGGACTGATAAAAATAATCGGGGTTGAAATTGGGAATTTTTACTGGAAACGATTTGACGCAGGTTTAATCAATAACCAATTTCAATTCCGCATTGGCATAAATAAATTACTTGAATGTGAAAAATTTGCAAGCGACGAAAGGATTTTATGCTCATTTCCTGGTTTCCATTTTGCATCGCGGTCGTGGTGTGCCGTAAATTATCCAAAGAGGATGCTGGAGGCAAAAATTCGCATTCCCGAAGGCGCACAAATAAACGAACCGTGGGCAACTGACGGCAAAGCATCTGCGGACATGATCGAAATTTTGCAAGTGTTTGACGTGACCACCGGAGAAGACGTAACCAACAAATACTTTAAGGAAGTCAAATGAATATCATGGAAATTTTTTCAGACCGCCGAAACCGGCAAACGCTGTATCTGATCCTAATTTCAGCTTACGGCCTTTTGTGGCTGGCCGGTATTTCGTTTGAATCGGTTCGAAAGTTGTTGGAACGCTAAAAAGGCCAAAAATCAGGAGAGCCATGTCCCAATACCCGAAACCGTGACAGAACGGAATCGGCGGCACTTTCCGTGCGAAACAGCACCATTGGAGGAAGCAATGCCAACCCCTAAAAAGCCAGCAAAACTACGAGAACCGTGTCCATGTGGATGCGGCAGATTCTCCAGAGGCCGGAGCAAGTATTTCGAAGAGGCTTGCCGGTCAAGATTTTGGCGCGGAAAACATCTTGACAGCTACCGCGAATTTCTCCGGAAAAAGAAATATAATTCGGAACGGCGGGTTGAACGGGCAAAACGGGAAAGGGCGGCATGGGATGCGTGGATATTGATTTACGCAAATCAGAGGCTTATCGTCGAACAAAAGCAAATCCTCGATATGCACAATAAGAATTATTCGGCTTGGTTGATCCTGGAGTTGATCCGGGCGGACGGCGTAACCCTGCCGAATGCCTTCGAGCCGTATCTCAGAAAATATTTGAAGGGAGAATAGTCATGACTCAAGAATTCGGCGGCGGCTGTGGACGGATTGAAATCGAAATCGATCCGTACTACAATCGGAAAGACTACATCGAAGGAATCATGCGACTCATCAATTCCTTCGGCCTCGGATGCTTTGGCCGGGAGTCCGCACATGTGCTGAGGTCGTGCCTGGATCAGATACGCATAAGGATTGAGGACATACGTTAGTTATTTTGCTTGACAAAATGATAAGAAATTTGTATATTAAAATACATCCAAAGGAGAAGCAATATGAAATCAAATCAGGATCAACCAACGATTCGAGAAATGTTCGAACAGATGCGGGACGAAAATGGTAATCCTGCGACCACCGAATGGCTCGCGATTAAACACAAAAAAACAAAAGAAACGGTGGTCAGGTGGATCAAAGACAACAATGTCCCCAGTGAAGGGGACAGGCTTTTATTCGATGAGATTTACAAAAGAACAATCGGCAAGCTGTAGATTCGTCCAGCGGTGGGGCTGGTGTCCTCTATGCGCAAAATTTGTACTTATGGACATTGACCTTGAGGATGAAATCGCGGGCTGTCCCAACTGTGGGGACATGCCGATCAGCCTTGTCAACCAAACGAAGGATGGAAACCATGTGTATAGGAATATGTGCGGTAGCAACCCAACGTGGCGAGAGGAGGCTCTGGTTCAGGTCTGGAATCAATTCCCACCATGACCTCCGCAAATCATTCGGTATTCGGGACGACAAACATCAAGAACAAGTCAATCTGGAGGCCCATCCAACTGGGCATTTGACGGACGATCCGTGGATCGTCAAAGTTGACCACGATATGGGCAATATACCGCAGTGGTATGTTGATGACCAAATGGCAATAGAGGGACTGTTCATGGATTTTGTCGAGTCCGAAATCAAGGCAATTCGTGAAACAAAGATATATAACGGCAGTCTCGATCTCAGGGGGTGCACCGGGCTGACCAGTGTTGACGGCCTGACGGCCAAAGAGTGGATCGATCTCAGGGGGTGCACCGGGCTGACCAGTGTTGACGGCCTGACGGCTGACCGGATCGATCTCAGCGGGTGCACCGGGCTGACCAGTGTTGACGGCCTGACGGCTGACCGGATCGATCTCAGCGGGTGCACCGGGCTGACCAGTGTTGACGGCCTGACGACCAAAGAGTGGATCAATCTCAGCGGGTGCACCGGGCTGACCAGTGTTGACGGCCTGACGGCTGACCGGATCGATCTCAGCGGGTGCACCGGGCTGACCAGCGTTGACGGCCTGACGGCCAAAGAGTGGATCGATCTCAGCGGGTGCACGCAGATCCCGAAGGAAAACGTTCCACTTGACTTGATCTCAAAGTGCTTTTTTTAATTTCAAAACAAAGGATGGAAACCATGAACGAAGTCATGACACAGGGGAAATCTCCAGCGAAGAAATCGGGTGATTTGAAAGCAATGATCGAGCAATCGCAATCCAAATTTGCAGAAGTAGCGCCGAAATGGTTAAGCGTGGAAAGGCTTATCCGTCTGGCGCTGGCCGCGAGAAGCCGGAACCCGAAACTGGCCGAATGCACCGCAGAAAGCTTCTTGCTTTTTTGTATGCGGTGCGCTGAAACAGGATTGGAACCCATCGGAGCAGGCGGGGCGTGGCCGGTTCCGTATTTCAATGGCAAAACAAAACAGACCGAAGTTCAATTCATCCCGGACTGGCGCGGGCTGATTCAGCTTGCCAAGAAAACCGAACAGATCAAACACGCATATGCGGAAGTCGTAAAAGAAGGCGACGAGATAAGCATCCGGAAAGGTGATGATCCGAGTTGTCACCACGTCATCGCAACCAAAGGACGCGGCCAAACCATTGGAGCCTATTGCATTGTCACGCTTCCAGATGATTCAAAGCACATCGAATGGATGGACATGGAAGACCTAAATTCCATCCAAGAGCGGAGCAAAGCAAAAGATACCGGCCCTTGGAAAACCGATCCGGACGAAATGCGAAAAAAGACGGTCGTGCGCCGGGCGTTGAAACCCTTCGCATCATCCCCTGAAATGCAGACGGCCATTGAATACGACAATCAGGCTATCGGGTTTACCGTGCCGGATCATACTCCAATCGCTGACCCCCAAGAAATAACCGAAGCCGTCCCGGTTGACAACTGGTCGGAACTCGCCGCCAACAAAATGAATCGGATTGCGGAACTGACAACCAACTCCGATGCAATCGACTTTCTCGGAAACCTGGGATTTGAGAAACTGGATCAAGTCCCGAAGAACGAACGGCATAACGTTATGGATGCCATTGACGCGCACCTGAAAACATTGGAGCAGAAGAAGTGAGCAAACACGTCACTGCAATACTTTCCGAATGCGGATTGAGGGAATGGCCGGCCGGGGTTCCGGTTGAACAGCGTGAGTTTTACCTTCAGCGCGGATCAGCGATTCACAAGGCCACGGCCTTGCTTGACAAGGGCACTCTCGATTGGTCGAAACTTGACGACCGTATTTTGCCATACGTCCGGGCATACGAGAGATTTCGAAAAGAGATGGGCGGGACTGTTATCGCCACCGAATTACAGATCGAAAACAAAGCCCTTGGATACGTCGGGACGCTGGACGTGATCATCAAAGGATGTGCTTTGTATCCGTCAGGGAATGTGCTGTTCGACAAGAAGACAACTCAAGCCGACGTATTTACCCGGCTTCAAACGACCGGATACGTCCTCGGTCAAAAGAAAAAATTGAAACGTGGATTCATTGCCCTTCGAAGCGATGGAACCTACCGGGCTGGAATCTACGATAACGACGCGAGCGACAAAGTGGCCTGGATCGCTTGCGTAAAACTTGCCAACTGGAAGGAGCGGAACAATGTCTGACCTGCAAAAGATTGAACCCGAAGTGACGGAAGTCATCAACCGCATGCCGAACTTCCCGATTATCACAAAACAGGAGGAAGCCGGGGTCGTGTCGAATTATCTCAATGACGTGGTCGCCCTGCGGAAGCGGATCACGGAATTCTTCCGGCCCGACATTGACAAAGCGCACGAACTCCATAAGTCGCTTCTCGCCAAAATGAAACAGGTTGATTCCGCTCCGGCGCAGGTTGAGTCCAAATTCCGGAGCATGATCTCGGACTGGCTCAGACGCGAACGCGAGCGCGTGGCCGCTAAACAGCGACAGCTTGACGAAGAGGCTCGGAAGAAAGCACTGGCAGAAGCCAAGAAAGAGGGTGATGCGAAGACCGCGAAAGCAATCGAAACCGGCAAGATCGCCGTGGTGTCCGAACGTGCTCCGGAGCCGGTTGCCAAGGTCGAAGGCGTAACGACGCGGGAATATTTTAGCGCCGAAGTTATCGACCTCATGGCATTGGTCAAGGCCGTGGCCGCTGGCAAGGCTCCACTTGAATACCTCACGGCGAATCAGTCCGGTTTAAATGGTGTCATGCGTGCTACGAAAGGCCAAGCGGTCATTCCGGGTGTCCGCGCCAAACGTGAAGACGGGATCATGAAGCGATGACCTGGATCGACCCTGCGAATACATCGGACTGGACCGAACGATTTCAAGAAGTCCAGGCCGAATTCGATGCGATCAAGATCGACGACGTGCTGTCTATCCAACCCGGCGAAATCGTCGAGCCTCACCGGATCAACGAAGAGTTGGTCAAGACGGCCAGGGCCTTTCAACAAACCGGTGCCGTCAAGGACAAGGCCCGGAGGCTGGAATCGATTGCGAAGGGCTGGTATGAACACGAGTATCAGTTGGCCCTGCTCGAAACAACCAGGACTGACAAGGCAGAGATTTTAACATCGGCGGAATTGAGAAAAGCGTATGCCGCATACAAAGCCGAAAAACTCAAAGAATTCTGGGAGGCCGGAAAACTCTTATCTCTTGCCGTTCACGATGAAAGGCAAAGACTATTCCAATACCGTGAAGACCTTTATAATATCGGGCATAATTCGCGGTATAACCCAGATAGGATATAACAATTTACCGGATGCGCGGGACAGAACTCGAAGCCGGGTGTGGGCATAGGGTTGTCGCTGGAAACACACTTACCAGCCTTGGGAAACCAAGCTGCGCACCGGTTGTAAACAATTTCGTCCGGGCGTTCTTTGAAGCTGCTTTGACGGCAAAGCGCTGAAGGAAAGCGATGAGCGAGTGGCGCATTCCACTCCTCCGGATGATGGAAAAGAGTTAAACATGAAATGTCAACATGAGGGATGCCAGGAAGGGAATTATTGTTACGGGTATGACGAAGAAACAGATGAATATGATTGGGGTGCCTGTCCGTGTTGCGGTGGATATAATTGGCAGGATTGTCCGACATGCAATGCTAATGCCACGGAGGTGAAAGCATGAAACCTGAAATCACCAAGGAACGAAGGAAGTGCTTAACGCATGGATGTTGGCGTGTCCCAAACAAAGAACATGATTTCTGCGCTCGTTGCCGCGAGGAACTGGATGCTCTTGCGGAAATGCGGAAAGAGAAAACCGATCAACAAACTGGAAGTATCTGGACGAGAGTGAAAAGGTTTGTGTGCTCATGACTCTTTCGACTGGCCGTAAAAAGCATTTGCTCAGAATGGGTTCGTATTTTGGTCCGAAGCCAGATCCAATTCCAAGAGTCCGGTTTCGTAGTTTTCGCCGTCTCTGGTGGAAGGTCTACGTCTGGGAAATCGGAAAAGAGAAGGGCCACTACCAGGCCGGGAGGGGATTTTGGAAGCTACAGGGATATGTTTTGAAGGAGAATCGCCGTGGGTGAAAATGTTTATCCAGTAGGTCGGGCCGAAATCCGGTTTGAAGAAGGTTCTTCGTGGGCTTGTCTTTGCAC